TAAAAGGACCAGATGAAAAATTTGTTGCTGATATGCTAACGGGCCCACAGGGCAAACGCTCAAGATTGAATGCTTTAAAAAATCTTAAAATCACACAAAGAAAGGTGAAATAATTATGAGTAATAAAACAAAAGACATTCTAGATGAAATTCTAGATGTCGAAGAATCGACTGCAGAACTTGTTGAAAAAAAACCAAACACTCTTACAATCAAAAGAGATGATACCCTTGAAGATTTAGATACTGATTATAAATATCAGAGAGAGAACTTTTATAATTTAATCGAAAGAGGTCAAGATGCAATAGATGGTATACTAGAAGTTGCACAAGCAGGTGACCACCCTAGAGCTTATGAAGTAGCAGGTAATCTTATTTCACAAGTTGCTGATGTAACAGAAAAACTTGGAAAATTACAATCGGCTATGAAACGATTAAAAGAAGTTCCAAACAATGCACCGAAAAATGTTACGAATGCATTGTATGTGGGTTCTACTGCTGAACTACAGAAGTTACTAAAAAAAGATAAGGAGAAAAAATAATGGATTTATCTTTCATAACAGCAGACTTATTAAATGATATAAGTTGGTTTGATGGTATAATTTATATTATATTAGGTCTTGTAGTATATGCTGCAATAAGGTACATCAATAAAAAAATCTAATGGTTACAGATGTTAATCAATATCTGGGTAATCCTTTACTAAAGAAAGCAAATGTTCCTGTAGAGTTTACAAAAGAACAGATACAAGAATATCAAAAATGTATGGATGACCCTATTCACTTCATACAAGAGCATATGAAAATTGTATCTCTTGATGAAGGTCTTATACCTTTTAAAATGTATGACTTTCAAAAACACATGGTACAAACATTCCATGATAATCGTTTTACAATTTGTAAACTTCCTAGACAGTCAGGTAAGTCAACAACAATTATTGCATATCTATTACATTATGTTTTATTTAATCCAAATGTAAATATTGCTATACTTGCGAATAAATCATCTACTGCTAGAGATATACTAGGTAGATTACAATTAGGATATGAAAATTTACCTAAGTGGTTACAACAAGGTGTAATCTCATGGAATAAAGGAAGTTTAGATTTAGAGAATGGTTCAAGTATTCTCGCAGCATCCACATCGGCAAGTGCAATTCGTGGTGGTTCATACAACATTATATTTTTAGATGAGTTTGCATATGTACCATCAACATTGGCTGAAGAATTTTTTAGTTCTGTATATCCTACAATATCATCTGGTAAAACTACAAAAGTAATGATAGTATCCACACCACATGGTATGAATCAGTTTTATAAATTATGGACTGATGCACAAAGTAAAAAAAATGATTATGTTCCAATCGAAGTACATTGGTCAGAAGTGCCTGGTCGTGATGAGGTATGGAAAGAAGAAACAATACGAAACACCTCACAGTCACAATTTAACTCTGAGTTTGAATGTGAGTTCTTAGGTTCTATTGATACACTCATTGCTCCACACAAATTAAAACAAATGCCATATGTAGACCCAATACAATCTCATGCAGATTTAGATATTTTTGAAAGACCAGATGAAAAGAAAACTTATTTTCTTACTGCTGATGTTTCAAGAGGAACATCACAAGACTATTCTGCATTTTTAGTTTTAGATGTTACCACTATGCCATATAAGGTAGTTGCAAAATATAGAAACAATGAAATCAAACCTTTACTATTTCCACAGAAAATATATGAAGTTGCAAAAGCATATAATAATTGTTTTGTATTAGTCGAGGTAAATGATATTGGAGAACAAGTCGCAAATGCATTACAGTTTGATTTAGAATATGATAATTTAGTTATGGCTTCCATGAGAGGTCGTGCTGGTCAAATACTAGGAGCAGGATTTTCTGGTGGAAAGGCACAGTTAGGAGTAAGGACTACTAAGGCAGTAAAAAAAGTTGGATGTTCTAATTTAAAACAATTAATCGAATCAGATAAACTATTAATACCTGATTATGATATTATGAATGAATTATCCACATTTATAGTTAAAGGTTCTTCTCATCAAGCAGATGATGGTTGTACGGATGACTTAGTTGCTTGTCTGTTTATATTTGCATGGGCAGTTGACCAAACATATTTTAAAGAATTAACTGATAATGACATTAGAGAAAGAATGTATAAAGAACAACAGAATCAGTTAGAACAAGACATGGCTCCATTTGGATTTGTAGATAATGGAATAGACAATCCCCATGAGGAAGAAGAAGTAGATGAATATGGTAATCGTTGGGAGCCTGTAAAAATTAGAGATTATAATTCTGATTGGTAAATTAATATGAGTAAGATAAGTAATTTAGAAGATGCTATAAAACTCAAAAAAATAAAACAAGAATATACTAAACAAAAAGATAAACTCGAATTAGATATACTCATGTTACAAAGAGAGTTAGAGGTTATAGAACAACAATTAGAAGAATGTAATGTTTCTGAGTGGCATCAAAAACCACCAATGAGTTCAGGTGATATTAAACAGATATATGAAAAGTATATGAAAGATGAATATTTCAAAAAAAAGTTTTGGAATATAGATGATACTAAAGATGATTAAATTATAATTGTTCTAAAGATGTATCTTTAACGCAACTAAAAAAAACAGAAACAATATCATGATTGACGGCTATTTCTCTGACTATATCTTCAGCACTATTTGCAGTAGTCATACAAGATTCATAACTAGGAAATACATCAATAGGTAAAGTTGGGCCGGCAGACCCATCTGATAATTGTAACATAGCAATTAGTAACCAAGTTTCCATTTTTACCCTCTCTATTACAGCTATTTATAATAGATTATAAAAAAGTAGGGTCTAATAAATCATTTTCTATTTTAATTAAGCAATTAGAACATACTATCTTGGATAAATCTATTAGTCTTTTTACAGTTTTTCTACTTTTATCATTCATGCCTACTCTTTTAATAGTCTTACGAATGTCTTTATCATGAGGATAAAATTTTAAACAAGCTATTTCAGATTCACCACAATGTACACATTTAGTATTTTCTAAATATTGATTTAATGAGGAAACTCTTTTACGATAGTTTCTTTTAGTAACTTCTTTAATAGTTTCCTTATATTTTTTATAATGTTTACTTGTCATAAACTTATTTATATGCTAGGCAACATATAAAAATACATTCTAGAATACATTTTTTTTATAAATATAACGAAAGAACATAAAGAATAAACTTTATAATTAATAGGAGCAAATGTCATGGGGTTTTTAGTTTCACCAGGCGTTCAAGTAAATGAAGTCGATTTAACCAATGTTGTACCTGCCGTTGCAACTAGTATTGGTGCTATTGCTGGAGCTTTTGAAAAAGGACCAGTATCATCAATCGTTAATATCTCTAGTGAAGAAGAACTGGTTGAGATATTCGGTAAACCTAAAACAACAGGTAATCAATTCGAAACATTTTTTAGTGCCGCAAACTTTTTAAAATATACAGATTCATTAAAGGTTGTTAGAGCAGAGAGTGCAATCGTAAATGCTGGAGCAAACTCTGGTGTATTAATCAGAGATGATGACCACTATCTTGCAAGTTTTTCAACAGGTCAAGGTTCTCATGGAGAGTGGACAGCAAGAACAGCAGGAACATGGGGTAACTCATTAAGAGTAGAAATATGTCCAAGTTCAACAGCATATGAACAAGATTTAAGTACAAATAACTTAGTAAACACATCAACATCAGCTGTTGGTGATACATCTATTATAGTAGATGACGCTGATGCATCAGGTTATGCATTTAATGTAGGAGATTTAATCTCATTTTATTCAGATACATCAAATACAGTATCAGTAGATGATTTCAACGAATATGAAGTTACTGCAATCAATACATCAACAAATGCATTAACAATTCGTTTAAAAGATGACCCAAATGGTGCTGGATTACAAACTGCAATACCTGATAATTCAAAAATTAAAAGACGCTGGAAATACTATGATTTATTTGAAACACCAGGCACATCACAATGGAACACAGATAATGGTCGTGGTACAGGTGATGAACTTCATGTTGTTGTTGCAGATGCTACAGGTGACTTAACAGGTTATGATGGTGATGTTGCTGGAAATAGAACTAGAGCAGTTCTTGAAACATTTGGTAACATGTCTAAAAACCCATCTGCTAAATCACCACAAGGTGATAGTATTTACTACCCAGATGTAATCTTTAGAAAATCAAAACTAATTTATTGGACAGACCATATATCTGCTGGTAGTAATTGGGGTTCAGATACTACATCAACATATACTGATGTCACTACAACAACAATAGATACTTTAACAGGTGGAACAGATGATTATTCCACAACTGCTGGAGAGATTGAACTTGCATATGATAAATTTAAAAATGCAGATACAGAAGATGTCAATTTAATAATTGGTGGTTCATCTAGTATTGTTGGTGATACAGCTGCTGCTCAAGATACTCATGTCACAATGATTACACAGTTAGTAGAAGGTAGAAAAGATTGTGTTGGATTTACTTCACCATATCGTTCTGCTACTGTAGGTGTAACAACATCAATACAACAAGCAGAAAATGTAAGAATTGCTGCTAATCTATGTCCAAGTTCATCTTACATGGTAATGGATAGTGGTTACATGTACATGTATGATAAGTACAATGATGTTTATAGATTCGTACCTTTAAATGGTTCAACTGCTGGACTTTGTGCAAACACAGACCAAGTTGCTGATGCATGGTTCTCACCAGCTGGATACAGTAGAGGAAGTGTTAGAGGAGCAATCAAATTAGCATTTAACCCAGACAAGGCCGATAGAGATATTTTATATCGTGCAAGAGTTAACCCTGTGGTTAACTTCCCTGGTCAAGGTGTGACTTTGTTTGGTGATAAAACTGCTTTAAGTAAACCAAGTGCTTTTGACAGAATTAATGTTAGAAGATTATTCTTAGTATTAGAAAAGGCAATTGCTACAGCTGCTAAGTTTCAACTCTTTGAATTCAATGATGAGTTTACAAGAGCACAATTTAGAAGTTTAATTGAACCTTTCCTAAGAGATGTTCAAGGCCGTAGAGGTATCACAGACTTTAGCGTTAAATGTGATGCTACAAATAACCCAGGTAGTGTAATTGATAGAAACGAATTTGTTGCAGACATATTTGTCAAACCTGCTCGTTCTATTAACTTCATTACATTAAACTTTGTTGCTACTCGAACAGGTGTTTCGTTTAGTGAGGTAGGAGGTTAATCATGGCACAGATAGATGACTTTAAGGCAAATTTACTTGGCGGTGGTGCTAGACAAAACCAATTTCGTGTAACTTTATCAGAACCACCTGGTGTTGCAATCGGATTGGATGTTAGAAGAACTTCTTTTTTATGTAGTGCTGCTTCATTACCAGAAACAACTATAGGCACAATTCCTCTAGTTTTTAGAGGAAGAACTGTTAATATAGCTGGTGATAGAGAACCACCTGCTGGTTGGACAACAACATTCTATAATGATACAGATTTCATGATTAGAAATGCATTTGAAAATTGGAACAATGCAATCAATGATTTTGCAGATAACACAGGTCTTACAAATACAGCTGATTATACAACAGATTTAATTGTTGACCAATTAGATAGAGATGAAACTGTTTTAAAAAGTTATATCTTTAGAAATGCGTGGCCAAAAACTATTACTGCAATTGCTTTAGATGCGGCTGCTGCAACAGCTATTGAAACTTTTGAATGTACTTGGGAATATCAACACTTCGAAGCTTCAGGTGTTAACTTCTAAAATAGTCTTTTTTTTCTTTATAAATAAAAGACAATAAAGGAGATTTTATTATGGCAGAACTATTTGGTTTTAGATTTGAGAAAATCAAAGACACCAAAAGTCAAGAAAAATTTACAGCACCAGCCAATGATGACGGTACAGTCGAAATCGCTGGTGGTGGATTTTTTGGTCAAGTATTAGATACAGATGGTAGAGAGAGGTCAGAGGTTGACTTAATCCGTAGATATCGTGAAATATCACAACAACCAGAATGTGATTCAGCAATTGAAGATATAGTCAATGAAGGTATCGTATCTAATGAGCGTGACCAAGCAGTATCTATTGTTCTTGATAGATTAGAATACACAGAAAAAATTAAAAGAAAAATTCGTGAGGAGTTTGATGATGTATTGTCACTTTTAGATTTTGATGTAAAAGGACATGATATTTTTAGAAGGTGGTATATTGATGGTAGAATTTTTTATCACAAAGTAATTGATAAAAAAAATCCAAAAAAAGGTATTGCTGAAGTAAGATACATAGACCCTAGAAAAATTAGAAAAGTAAGACAGATTAATAAAGATTTAAAACCAGGCACTTCTTTAGAGATGATAAAAAGTGTTGATGATTTTTACTTATACAATGATAAAGGATTAAATGCTGGTGCATTAACTGAGGGTATTAAGATTGCTGATGATTCAATCACATATGTACCATCTGGTTTAATTGACCAAAACAAAGGTCATGTACTTTCACACTTACATAAAGCAATCAAACCTGTTAATCAATTAAGAATGATTGAAGATTCTGTAGTTATATACAGAATATCAAGAGCACCAGAAAGAAGAATATTTTATATTGATGTAGGTAATCTTCCAAAAATAAAAGCAGAACAATATCTAAAAGATGTTATGAATCGTTATCGTAACAAATTAGTTTATGATTCTTCAACTGGTGAGATTCGTGATGACAGAAATCATATGTCAATGTTAGAGGATTTTTGGTTACCTCGTAGAGATGGTGGTCGTGGAACAGAGATTACTACATTACAAGGTGGGCAGAACTTAGGTGAAATAGAAGATATAAAATATTTCCAAAATAAATTATATCGTTCATTGAATGTGCCTATTTCTAGAATGGAAGCTGAAAGTGGTTTTAGTCTTGGTCGTTCTACAGAGATTACAAGAGATGAATTAAAATTTACTAAGTTTGTACAAAGACTAAGAAAAAGATTTACACCACTATTTACTGATATGTTAAAAACTCAGTTAATTCTAAAAGGTGTTGTTACCTTAGAAGATTGGAATAAAATGAAAGAACATATTCAGTATAACTTCTTACAAGACGGACATTTTGCTGAATTAAAGAAAGCAGAACTAATGCAAGATAGAATGAATAATTTACAATCTATTGAACAATACATTGGTACATTCTACAGTAAAGAGTGGGTACAAAAAAATGTACTAAACATGACTGATGCTGAGATAGATGAGATGCAAAGACAAATCAATAAAGAAGCTGGAATAGATGTTGAGGATGGTGGAATTGATATGCCAGGTAATACAGATGGTATTACAAGATACCCAACAGATGCAACAGGTTCATTTATATCACCAGAAGATTTAGAAGGTAAAGAATCTGATGGTGTAAACAATAAAGGAGATAACAATGGCGGAAACTAAAGATATAATAGATGCTTTATCCGATGGTGATAATCTAGGTGCTGAAAAAGCTTTTAAAGATACAATCAATACAAAAGTAGCAGATGCACTAGAAACAAAAAGAAAAGAAGTAGCAAATACATTTGTTAAGTCTTCGGTCACACAGGATGAGGGAGATGGCGAAGAAGTTTAATTCTTTTTATAAACCTTTTTTAGAGAAAGATGAACATAAGAAGTCTAAGGAATATAAGAGATTGACACCTAAGATGAAATCTGCTGTGGATGGTGTCTTTAAAATTATGGACGCGAAACCTAATGATTTCCTAAATACTTTCGATAAAACTATAAAAACAGTAAGTAAGAAGAATAGGGTTCGTGAAAAAGACCTTATTTCGTACTTTGAAAAAGAAGTACTATCAATTTAATAGGATAAAAATATGGCAGTCGCAACAAGAACATTAAAAGATTCAGTAGTAAACGCAGCAGGTGCTGGTGGTAAAGTCACAGTATTAATAACTTTTGATGATGAAACAAGTTCGAACAATAATGTTTTAGATGCATCAGGTCTTGATGGTCATGCAAATGGAGCAAAACTAGATATTACAAGACTTTGGTGGGGAATTAATGGTGGTGTTGCGGATGATGATAAAAATTGGGCATTCTTAGAATTTAAAGGAGCTTCATCAGATACATTAGCAATCAATTTAACAGGTACAGGTCATTATGACGGAACTGCTGGTGCAATTACAAATAATGCTACAAATACAACAGCAACATCTGGTGACTTAGAAGCAAGTTTTCGTGGAGCATCAGGTTTTATTATAGTAGAATTAAGAAAAGATGCAAGCTTCACATCATAGAGAGAATTATGAGTAATAAAGTAAAATTAATATCGGAAGAATTTGTAAGTGATGTAGAATACATTACTGAGGAAAAAGAAAACGGAAAGAAAGATTATAAGATTAAAGGTATCTTTATGCAGGCTGATATCAAAAATAAAAATGGCCGTGTATATCCTATGGAAATACTTCAAAAAGAAGTAAATAGATACAATAAAGAATTCATCAAAGAGAAGCGTGCTTACGGTGAATTAGGACATCCAGAAGGTCCAACAATTAATTTAGAAAGAGCTTCTCACATGATAACTGCACTTTATCCAGACGGTAAAAACTTTATAGGTGAAGCTAAAATATTATCAACACCTATGGGGGAAATCGTTAAGACCCTTATGGATGAGGGAGCTAAACTTGGTGTTTCTTCAAGAGGAATGGGAAGTTTAGAACAAAAGAAAGATGGTAGTAATTATGTGAGGAATGATTTCTATTTAGCTACAGCTGCTGATATCGTTTCAGACCCCTCTGCACCTAGTGCTTTCGTAGAAGGTATCATGGAAGGTAAAGAATGGGTATGGAATCATGGAGCACTTGTAGAATCTGAATTAATGGAGGCGAAAGAAAGAATCAACTCTAGAATTCGGAAAAAACAAGCGTTAGAGGAATCTTTAGAGTTTGCAAAATTCTTAAAGAACCTATAATGTATAAATAATGACTAATATAAGAGAATTATATTTAATTAATTAATTAAAACAATAGATTCAACTAGGAGATATCCGATGGCAAATGAAATCGAAAAAACTATTGAAGAATTAGAGGCTGAGGTCCTAAGTGAGCTTGAAGAAGCGGCGGATGCTCCTAAAAAGGGTGCAGCACCTGCGGAACCTCAACTAAAGGCTTCTGATGCTTCAAGTGTGACACCTGGAGGGGAAGTACAAGATATGGGCCCTGCTGTGACACACCCTTCTGATAAGTCTGGCCCAGGCACTCAAGCTGGTAAAAAAGCGAAAGAAGCTTCAGGCGATGCTGCTCAGAAAAAAGAAGGTAAACCTGATTCAATCGACACACCTAATGACGGCGAAAAGAAAGTTGCTAAATCATTGGCTGCTGGCGATGAAGTAGAAATGAAAGATGACCAAGAAGTAATTGCTGAAAAAGAAGTTGCTGAAGTGGAAACTATGACTAAAGAACAAATGCTTAAAGCTATGAAAGACATGGCTAAAGACATGGAAGAAATGGACATGGAAGAAATTAAAGCTGCTTATGACAAAATGAAAGAAATGACAGGAGCAGGTGACCCAAGAGGTAACATGACTTCTGAAGTAGATAAAGAAAAAGAAGCTTTACAGAAAGAAGCTGTAGAACAAAGAATCAAAACTATAGATGTTACAGAACATGTTGAAGCTCTAATGAGTGGAGAAGGTGACTTAACAGATGAGTTTAAAAAGAAAGCAGCTACTGTTTTCGAATCTGCAGTTAAATCTAAAGTCCGTGATGAAGTTACAAGACTTCAAGAAAACTATGACAACGAAATAAAAGAAGGTATTAAGTCTAACAAAGCTGAACTTACAGAAAAAGTAGACACATACATGAACTATGTTGTAGAAGAATGGATGAAAGAAAATGAACTAGCTGTAGAAAGAGGTCTTAAAGGAGAAATCGCTGAAGACTTTATAGCTGGATTGAAGCAATTGTTTGAAGACCATTATGTTGACATCCCTGATGAAAAATATGATGTACTACAAGCACAATCAGACAAAATTGCTGAGTTAGAAGAAAAAGTCAATAAGACTTTGGATGAATCAATGGAATATAAAAAATCCAATGATGAACTAACTCGTAATAAAGTTATTTCAGAATCAACTTCTGATTTAGCTGACACAGAAATTGAAAAGTTTAAAGAACTTACCCAAGATGTTGACTTCGAGGATGAAGAAAGCTTCAAAGGTAAACTTGACACTTTAAAAGAAAGTTATTTCCCTAAAGTTAAAAAGGAAACAACCGAAAATATAGATAATGTAGAAACTGGCCCTGCACAGGACATTGACATGACTGATTCGATGGCTGCTTATTCACAAGCAATCGGAAAAGGTGTTAAGGGTGCAACAAAGTAAAAAATATAAATAGTAGAAATATAGGAGAAAATAAAAATGTTTCAAACAGAAAATCTACAAGAAAAGTGGTCGCCAGTCCTTGCACATCCCGACTTGCCAAAGATTGAGGATTCGTATAAAAGGGCAGTAACTACTGTAATTCTTGAAAACCAAGAAAAAGCTATCAAAGAAGATAGAAGTTTCTTAAAAGAAGCAGCTCCAACAAACGCAACTGGTGCAGATGTTGAGAACTGGGACCCAATTTTAATATCGTTAGTTAGACGCTCAATGCCTAACTTAATTGCATATGA